CCATGTCAGAATCAATTCAACTAGATAATTTAGATAATATCTTAACCAATATAGCTATAAAAATTGTTGACAATCTTGATTTAATGAGATGTCTTAAATTTAACACTACAGACGCTCTATTACAGCCGATAACTGAATCTGAACGATATGAACTTATAAACCAAGATAATGATATTTCTGAAACGAGAGTATTCTTTCAACCGTTTAATAATCTTACAATAACAGATCAACGTAGTGAGCTTAGAATTTACCATAGTAGTTTCAAACCTGAAAATATCTACCTCACCAACATTCATATAGGTTTCGACATCGTTGTTCACAATGATCTCTGGCGATTAGATAATGGGAAACGTAGACCAACTACTATTATTAAATTATTGTTAGAGTCTTTAAATGGGCAAGACGTAGGTGGTATAGGGGTTTTAACTTTTGTAGATAGACCAATTTCATTAAGATATTTTAATGATTCTTTTACGGGATATACCATGTATTTAAAAACGAGGTCAACATAATGGATAATCAAAATATAAATATTTATGAAAATTATTATATTTATGACGATTCTATCCCTTATATAACAGAAACCGCAAAAAAGAATATAGAAATAATAAAACAACAAATTAATGAAATACAATTAACACAATCAGATATAAACGAGGAAACGCAAATTCAATTAAATAAATTGCAAAAAGAAATAGAAAAACAAATTTTTTATATAAATCCAGTAACAATGAAAGATTATATGCGTTTTTTTACTTGTGTAAATTGTATTTCTATTGAAAAAAATAAAATACCTGATCCTAAAATTATAAGCATGAGTTATTTAGATTTTCTTTTTCATCTTATAGATAATGATTCTAATGGTGTATATTATAGTGTATTATTATGTGATTTATTAAATTTATGTTGTGGAGTTACAAATGATAATATTAAATATATAAGAGATGAAAATAATAAAGTTATTTTAATTTTAGGAGTAGAACAAGAAGATGAAAGTATTTTTGAGCAAATATTGAATAAGAATGATTTTGATGAAATTAAAAATATAATTTTACATCAAAATATGCCTAATTATGATGATACATATATTGATCCAAAAATTGAAAAAGCATTGAGAGAAACAGAAGAATTTATGAATAAACATAAAAAGAAAATAGGTTCTCTTGAAGATCAAATTATTTGTGTATTGATTAGTACCCCTCTTAATTTAGAACAAATTAAAAATTTAACTGTTAGAAAATTTTCAAAAATTCTTCAAAGAGTAGATTATAAAATGCATTATGAAATTTACAAAACCGCTTCTATGAGCGGTCTTGTTAGTTTTAAAGAAGAAATTGATCATTGGATGAGCGATATATCTATTGATAAATTTGCTAATAAGATGGTGGATTTCAATCAATTAAAAAATAAAATTCAAAGTAAAGCAAATTAATTAAACAGAGGAGGAATATAGATGTCAAAAAAATTTGTTGTTGGTGTAGCAAATGTTACAGCATTGAACATTTCAACAGGTGATGTAATATTTAAAAGTAAAACAATGTTAGATGATTCAATAACTATTTCTACTAGTAACCAAGAAGTATCTGGTGGTCAAGGTAATGCTTTACAATATGTTTATTATCATTCAGGTAGATTAAATGCAAAATTAACAGATATTCAATTTTCATTAAATGCAATTGCAGCAAACGTAGGTTCTACTATTGTTACAGGAAGTGATGTATGGGTTGAAGAAACAGTTATTTTAGGATCGGGTGGTACTGGTTCTGTGGTTGGAACGCCTATTTTAACTCCTGATATAAGTGGTTCTGATGTTTATGGATATGTTACTGATGCTGATGGATTAACAACCAAAGTAACTTTCTCTACAAAATCATTTACACTTTCTGGAGGAGCAGAAAATGATGTAGTAACTGTTCAGTATTTTGCTGATGATGCTTCTGCAAGATATGTTAAGGTTAATGCTAATTTCTTACCCTCTATTGTTAGACTTATATTAGATGCTCAGTTAGCAAGTTCTGAAGAATCTAGTGCTGCTGGAGCAAGTGTCATTGGTAATGTTCAAATAGAAATTCCAAGATTCCAGATAGCGGGTAGTCAGGAAATATCTATGACTTCTTCTGGTGTTTCTCAAACTCCATTAGAAGGTATGGCTTTGGCTTATAATACTACTGCCGCAAATTCTGGTTATTATGCAACTATTACAGAAATAATTGATAGTGCAAATTGGTACGATAATGTTTTTGCTCTTGCCACAGAAGATAATAGTATTGCTATTACTCACCCTGGAACTAGTACTCCTGTAATATGGGCTATTCCTAATAATGGTGATGCTCCTTTTAGGGCACCTGTAGCAGACCTTTCATTCACATCAGGGACAACCGCTACTTGTACTGTAGGTTTACATACGGGGATAATAACAAGCGAAGGTTCTGGAACTTCAGTTGTTAGTTGTGTTATTACTTCTAAAAATACAGTTACTTTAGAAATAAATGTTACTGTTAGTTAATTAAAATTGTAAAATAAATATGAGAGGTTTTATGTTTATTTAATTATAAATATATTACCTCTCGTTTATATTTTCTACCCATATCAAAACCAAACCATTCTTTGGTAATGAAGTAAATACCTAATCCCACAAACTCCATTTTAAAGGGGTTATTTTTTTGTGGATTTTTAAGAATGAAAGGAAATTTTAATGGCAAAAAATGAAGGTAAAAAGTTTGAAGAAGATTTTAAACAGTCTTGTGAGAAAGTAGATTCAGAACAAATATTAAAACTTATATCCCCTATTCCTGTTTCTGTGAATCATTTTTGAAAGGAGTTTGTTTATTATTAATCAATTACTAATCACAATAGATAATAATACATTAAATAAATATAATAAATATTATTTTGCATTACATCCTAAACGAAAGAAAGAGCCTATAGAATCTCCTCATCATCCGTCAATAAATAAATGGTTTATAATGAAACGTCCACAAATGAATGGATTAAAACAGGCGTGGAAAGATTTTATTATGTGGTTACTTGAAGATTATGGTTTCAGCAATATGAATATTGAATCATGTGCAATGACATTTACATACTACTTCAAAACCAAGGCGAGACATGATAATGATAATTTATCTCCCAAATTTATTTTAGATGGTTTAGCGGAAGGTAATTTCATAATTGATGATGATTATAAGCATTTACATACTTTAACTATAAAATGTGGATGGGATAAAGAACATCCTCGTACAGAAATATTGGTAGAATATTAATGAAATATAATATAAATATAACAAATCCTTATGGTTTTATTTATATAACTACCAATATGGTTAATGGTAAAAAATATATAGGGCAAAAGATATTTGATCGTCATTGGAAAAATTATTTGGGTAGTGGGAAAAGATTGAAGTATGCTATTAAAAAATATAAAAAAGAAAATTTTATAAGAGAAATTATTGCAATCGCATACTCAAAAGAAGAATTAAATGATTTAGAAATTGAAGTTATAAATAATCATAATGCTGTTGTTGATGATAATTACTATAATATAGCTTATGGAGGAGGAACTAATACTGGTCTTCATTTCTCAGAGGAACATAAGAATAAAATTAGTAATTCGGAAAAAGGCAAAATTGCATCCGAAGAAACTAGATTAAAAATTAGTAATTCAAAAAAAGGAATAGTACTTTCTGAAGAGCATAAATTAAAAATATCAAAGACTATAAGTCAAAAATATAAATATGAAGAAAGATACACACCAGAGCAAAAACGTAAAAGAAGTGAAGCTAATAAAGGTGTAAAAAATCCTTCTGCTAGAGCAGTAGTACAGTTTAATTTAAATGGCAATTATATAGATACATATGCAACTGCCGTAGAAGCATATTATATAACTAAAACACCACCAGATGGTATAGGTAAATGTTGTAAGGGTAAACAATTAACGTCAGGTGGTTTTAGATGGATGTATAAAGAAGATTATGATAAGGAATTAATTAATAATCATTCTAAAATTATGATAAGTTAATATTCCCTACTAACGAACAGTTACAGATATTTAAAAGTAATTGCCTCACATGCAATAGGTATAAAAATGGTCGATGTAGTATTTTTATTAAAAGTATTGAAGGAAGAATTATTGAGGAAGTTCAAGATTTTAAGTGTAGTAAATATAAATTAATAAAATAATTATTTAAATTTAAATGTCGGAGGATAGTTTTTTAAAACTATTTTCTCTGATTTTTTTTGAAGATTATTTAAGGAAGTGATTATAATAACTTTTAAAGAATGGTGTGTAGAAAACAATAATCAAGATTTATTAGATAGATGGGATTATGAATTAAATAATTGTAACCCCAATGAAATAACATATGGTACAGGTAAAAGTTTTTGGTTTAAATGTCCTAAAGGAATACATGAAAGTGAATTGAAAAACATTAATAAAATAACAACTCATGAGATATCTATAAAGTGTTTTAAATGTACTCGGATTGCAATTACACATCCTGAATATAAAGAGTATTTTGTTAATTTAGAAGATATTTATAAATATTCATATGGAGATCACAGAAAAGTTCTTATGCAATGTCCTATTTGTGGGTATCAAAAGAATAAAAGTATTGCTGATTTAATAAAAAGTGGTTTTGGTTGTCAAAAATGTGGTAATAGTATATCTTATCCCGAAAGATTTATGGCTAGTTTTTTAAATGAGTTAAACATATTATATAAAAAAGAATTATCAAAACATGATTTTGATTGGTGTGATAGGTTTAAATATGATTTTTATATTCCACATGTAAGTTGTATTATTGAAACACATGGAGAACAACATTATAAACCTATGAGACTGGCAAATAAAAAGAGAACGTTGGAAGAAGAACAAAATAATGATATTCAAAAGAAGCAATTGGCATTAAATAATAACATTAGTTTTTATATTGTATTAAATTGTGAAAAATCTGAACCAACATGGATAAAAAATAGTATTTTAAATTCTGGTTTGCTAGATATATTAAAATTACAAGAGAATAATATAAATTGGAATGATATTTATATTTCTGCATTAACAAATATCACTAAACAAGTTTGTGATTTATATAGTAATGGGGTTAAACAAAAAGATATATCAAAGCAGTTAAAAATACACACTAGTACAGTAAAAACACTTTTGAAAAAAGGTAGTCAAGTAGGATTGTGCGATTATAAACCTAAAACTAAAAAATCAGTTATTTGTATTAATACTGGTCAATTATTTGAAAGTTTACGAAAAGCAGGGGAAGAATATCAAATATCTCATTCTAATATTTCAGAATGTTGTAACGGATTAAAAGATAATATAAATGGATACAGATTTGAATTTCTTTAGAAATAATTGTATTCTGGTAGAACAGAAGAAAAAGAAAGTTAGGTATAGTTATGATATAGAAAAATTTATGAATAGTTTAGTATTATATTAATAATATAATTATATGGAGGAATTATAATATGCTAGTTAATGAAAATTTAAAAATAAGTGAAATAAATATTAAAAATTATATCCCTTTTTCACACAAACAATTACTATGTGAAAAAGTAATAGATGCTTCAACATTAGTAGATGAAAATGGCATTGTTTCTTGCAATTATTTTCTTAAAAAATTAGCTACAGATATCAATATCTTATCTTTCTATACTGATTTACAGTTTAATGAAAGCACAGAAGAAGATTATGATTTTTTAATTAAAAGCGGATTATTTGATAACATTTTATATTGTATTAATGATAATGATTTGGATTTTATAGATGAAATGATTAATAAAGAGATTGCGCAGAAGATTATGATTGGTAATAGTTTGGGGAATGTGGTTGCAAGTAAATTGGAGAAATTAATTGAGAAAATACCAACAGATAAACAGCTTAAATCTTTAAGTAAAAGTTTGATAAAAGATGTGAATAAATTGAATTGGGATAAAGTACCTATGTTGAAACAGATGTGGGAAACTGCTAATGGTAAGGCTGGAAGTGATGGAGATGGCAAATAAAAGTTTCACAAATTCATCCTCTTTAATTGCTTATCTCCAAACCATAGTTAACGAAGCAATGGTGGATGAAGTTGCAACAACCGCAAAATTAGAAGAGCAGGAACATGTACAGGAAGATATTTACAATTCAGGAAGCCCCATAATATATAAAAGAAGAGGATTTGATTTAGGTTCTAGAGGTTTAGGTGATATTAATGAAATGGAATCTACTCTAATTGAAAATGGAACCATCGAGATTATAAATAGAGCGGAACCACAATTAAATTGGAATACCCCTAATTCACTTGCCACTAATATAGAGATGGGATACGGGTCAGAATGGTACTCGGTAAGTAGGCCATTTCAACAACGAACCGTTGAAAGTTTGGAGCAAAATAAAAAACATGTGATTGCACTCAAAACGGGGTTGGTAAAGAGGGGTTTAACGGTAGTTTAAACAAATTAATAAAAGTTTCTATTTTAATCAGGTATTCAACATAGATTATACCCATTGTATTTTTTACGGTGGGTTTTCTTTTTGTGTTGATTTATCTTGATTTAACAATATAAAGGAGTTTAATTAATGGCAAAAATAACTAAAGTAAAATATTTTACTAAAGAACGTAAAGCAAAAATAAATCCTGCGAACCAGGAAAAATATAATAAGTATCTTAAATCTAATATAATCAAAAACAAAGATGTTGAAGAAACAACTTTCGCCACATATTCAGCAAATTTTATGCAATTTTTGGTATATCTATCTGAGGAATGGGATAATATTGATCTTTATTCACAAGATATTTTTGATAATGCAGTAGACATTATGGAAGGTTTTATTTCTTTCTGCGTAGAGACTTTGAAAAATAATAAGAAAACAGTTAATAACAAATTAGCGGCAGTTTCAACTTTTTACCTTTGGTCAATGAAGCGTGGATTAATTGATAGACATCCTTTTGATAAGAAATTAGAAAGAATGAAATACGCAAGTGATGAACATATTATCAACTCATATTTTTTAACTGATGAGCAAATCGAATTAATCCGTGAAGGATTAAAAGATAATAAGAAGTTTGATATTATTGATAAACTTTTATTTGAAATTTTATTAGACAGTGCAAACAGAATTGGTGCAGTTGAGAGACTTAAAATTAGTGATCTAGATATTGATAATTGTGTGTTTACTAATATCAGGGAGAAACGTGGGTATAAAGTTGAAGTGTCAATTTCTGACGAAACTTTACTATTGATTCAAGAATGGTTTGAAGTAAGAAAAGAATTAGATAATCTTGAAGTTGATGCTATATTCCTAAGTTATTACGGGAAACAGTACAATAAAATGAGTAAGGGATCACTTCAGCGTAGAATTACTAATATAGGAACTATTATTGGATTAAATGATTTTCATGCTCATTGCGTAAGAAAAACATCTTTAAATAGTATTTATGAAAAAACTGGAGATTTGAGTTTAGCGGCTGAGATGGGAAATCATCGCAGTACCGAGACTACACGTCAAAGTTATATAAAACCGAAGTCAAAATCAGAAGTACGTGATAAAATTAAGGAAATGATTAATAAGAAAATAGAGAATAAAGTAGTGGAGGAAAAATCTTAATTAACCCCTACCCCATAACAGCAAATTGACCTCGCCCAAAAAGCAAGATCAATTCACAATCACTAACTTACCCAACAACCAACTAACAACTAATTAACAACAATGCACAGACATAATATAACAAATTTAGAGGGGTTTGTAAACAAAATTTCTCTAATCCCTTATCCCCTACTATCAATTCATGAAATAATTACATGGGGAATAATGTTGATAGGTTTGGATTATTAATATTTTTTATTACCTATTTCTTATTTATTTAGGATATAAAATATTTATTTTTACTTGCTTTTATTTTATATTTATATTATAATTATATTGTAAATAAATTAAAAGTAAAGGAGTTAAAATTATGAGCAATTTTTTAGTTACCCTATTATTAATGTATTTCGGTTTATTTGGTATGAATATTCAAGATTCTACGCCAGTTTATTCAGTACAAGAAGGTTTAAATGAAATTTGTGCTAATTTCCCTGATTGGGTAGAAAATTATGAAGATGATGAATTTGATTGTAGTGAAATGAGCGCATTAGTAGCACAATATTTTATAGTAGAAGGATTTCAAGATGTTAAAATAAAATATGGATATAATAAAGATATTGGTTGTCATGCATGGGTTGTAGTAGATGGTCAAATTATTGAAGCAACAAGTTTATATATTTCCGATGATATTGAATTCTATAATAGTTTCGTTGACAGAGGCAGTAGACAATTATATACAGAAAATGATTGGTGGAACAGTAAGTATATTCAAGATAAAATGGGTGATAAATTTACACTATATTTAGTTAGTAAATCAGTTTTAATGAATAATGCAACAAATTAAACTGTAACGAATTTTTATTTTTTTATATTTTTAGTATGATTATCCATGTTTCCACATAACCTTATATCATAATACTGTACAACATATTATTAAAGTTGTACTATTGTTGTAAGGAGTGTGAAAATATGGATAATAGTAATGAAATGCGTAAAGATTATAAGATTGATATGTCTCGTAAGATTGATAAGATAAGTTGGATGGATCGGCGAGATAAGAAGTATAATAAATATTTAAGTTATGTGTTTGTTGCTTTGATTTTGAGTGGTTTGTTCGGGTTGATGTGTTTGGTTATTAGTGGGTGTGGTTTATAAATTTTATTAATTTCAATCCCCTCCCTACTTTTTAAATAAATTCTTGACATTTAATTACATAAGATGGTAAACTATATTTAAGGTATAAGTAATTTTCCGAGAGTAGCGGAATTAAAGAATTTTACTCATGTGTATGGTTAACCTCCGTGAATGACGGGGTTGTAAAAATGTAGAATATCATTCATGTGTATGTTGATAAATTCCCTCTTACATTAAGGGGGAATTTATTATTAATTGGAGGGAAAATGAAACTTAGTTCTGTTAAAAATATATTTTTCAAAATATGTGAATTTGATAATGAATTATTACAAAACACTAATAGAAGACCTTATTTATTAATTCTTAGATTAAATTATAATGGTAAAAATCAAGACTTTGCTATTCCTTTTAGGTCAAATATTCCTAATTATGTATCTAAAGAATTATATTATCCTCTTCCACCTAGGTCAAGTACAAAGAGTGGATATATTCATGGGTTACATTATATTAAGATGTTCCCTATAAAGAAATCATTTTTAGAGAAATTTAATACAGATGATGATAAATACTATAATGTAATTCTTAGTATAATAAATATGAATAAAAATAAAATAATAGAGCAAGCACAATTATATATAAATAATTATCAGAATGGTGAGAGAATTGATTTTTGTACTAATATTGATAAAATACTTTTAACACTAGATAAATATGAGTTAAATCAACAAGTAGTAATTACTAAGAAAAATGTGAGTTAGAGTAATTTGGTAGCAGTATTAATATATAAATATAATATTGTTGCATAATAGTATATAACCTTATATTCTTACATATGCTTTACTATACGCTTAATAAATTGTATAGTAAAGTAAAGGATGTGATAATATGACACTTATTAAATGTTTAATGTGTGAAAAAGAAATATCTCCAAATGCGGAATATTGCCCTAATTGTGGTGAACCAGTGATAAAAAAACAAGAATCAGATTTATTTAATATTATTTTAATTAATAGTGGGAATTCACGAATTAATATAATTCATCAAATAAAAAATATTACAGGGTGTGGACTTAAAGAAGCAAGAGACAGTGTTGATAATGCACCATCAATAGTTATTAAAAATATCAACTATTTAAAAGCTTTAGATTATAAAAATTTATTTGAAAGTTTAGGTTCAGTTATTAAAATAATGCCTGTAAATATGAATCAAAAATTTAATGATTTTATTAAACAGAAATTAGAAGATAAACAGGGATTAGAAATTAAGTGCCCTAACTGCGATTCAATAAATACTAAAAAAATAAGTGGTGCAAGTAAAGTTGGATCAGTTGTATTGTTTGGTATTTTTTCGATGGGAAAACTTACAAAGACATATCAATGTAGCAAATGTGATTATAGGTGGTAATTAAATAATTTATAAAATTTAATAATTAAAGTTTAAGAGAGGTAAATCACCTCTCTCTTTTTATGCCCAAATTTAGGAAGGAGAATGAGGTGATTAAATGTCTGATTCTATCAGTATTCTAATACGTGCGATTTTAGAGAAGAGTTCTAAAAATCAATTAGAACAAGAACTTAAAAATATTGAAAGTAAGTTAAAACCTATTGGTATTAATGCAAATATAAATACAAAGGATTTAGATAAATATAAAGAAAAACTTGTAGATGCTCAGAATTTTCTTAGTGGAATTACTCAAAAAACAAGAGAATGGACAAAAACAACTGGTGAGACAGTAAAAGAAGTCGAGCATCTTAAAGCAGGAACAGATGAAGTATATAGAAGAGTAACAGAAACATCTATTTCCTATAAAAAACAACGAGAAGAATTAGTTAAAACAAATGCTGAACAAGCTAAATATTGGGCGCAACGTAGAAGTGAAACGCTAAATTCTATGACTAGTAAACCTGATGCTTTAGTTCAGATGTCTGAATATTATAAAAATTTAGAAAAAGAATCAGCAAATCTTGTAAAAGCAGATGAAAGATTAGTTAAAGCAAATAATGCTGTAACTAATTCTTTATTAAAACAACAAAATGCAATTTCTCAAAGAGATTTTAATTATGGTTCTTTAATTACGGGGGTTAATGCTTCTACTTTTAATTCAGGCAATAATTTTTCATCTTATATTAGACAACAATATGGTGATAGTGCTGAATTAATTGGAAAATTTAATGATAAAGCTTTAAAAACAGGCGAAATAATAACTCAAGCTAATTTTAGAGTTAAAGAAGGCGCAGATAAATGGCGAATGTATCAAGCAACTCTTAATAAAACCACTGGTGAAATGAGAATGCTTGATAATGGGTTGAAAGATGTAGTTAATAGGCAACTTAATTTTAGTGAAGCAATGAAAATCGCAATAACCCGTATTGGACAGTGGGGGTTAGCTACATCCTTAGTTTACGGCAGTTTAAGACAACTTAGAAATGGATTGGAAACCCTCAAGGAATTAGATACCTTAATGGTGGATATCAACAAAGTAACGAATTTATCTGCTGACGCAATGGAAAGAATGAAAAATGCTTCTTTTGATACTGCAAGTGGGTACGGACAAAAAGCTCAGTCATATTTATCTGGGGTTGCAGAATTTTCAAGAGCAGGTTATGAAGAAGCAGCAGGGGGATTATCTGAAATTTCTTTATTGGCACAAAATGTCGGTGAATTAACAGGAGAACAGGCCAATCAATTTCTTTTGGCAACTGATGCGGCTTATAAATTTAAAGGGTCACAAGAAGAATTAACCAAAGTTCTTGATGGAGTAAATCAAATTGATAATAAGTTTGCGACTAGCATAGCAAAGGTTTCTGAGGGTATGACTGTTGCAGGTTCAATAGCTTCAAATGCTGGCGTTGAAGTTGCTGAGTTGAGTTCTGCAATTGGTGTAATGACAGCGGTCACACAACGCAGCGGAAACGAAGCTGGTCGAGCCTTTAGGTCAATTTTAATGAACATAATGCAAGTGAAGGGCGAAACCGAAGATGGAGAAATAATTGATGATGAAGCATTATCTAAATCAGCTAATGCTTTAGATGGTGTTGGAATAAAAGTACATGAATTACGTAATGGAATAGAAGAACTCCGTAATCCGATGGATGTTCTAAAAGAATTGGCGGATAAATGGGGTTCGCTTAATTCTATGGATCGCAGTTCAATTACAGAAAGTCTTGGCGGAAAATACCGTGGAAATCAATTAGTAGCTTTAGTAGAAAATTTTGATATGTATGAAAAGATGCTTGCTGAATATGCTTCTTCATCTGGTTCAGCTATGAAAGAGAACGAAATAAGACTTGGTAGCATGCAATCAAAGCTCAATCAACTATCCAATACAACTGCTTCCTTCTGGAATAATACTATCGATACTGATTTTATTAAAGGAATTATAGATAGTTTAAATGGATTAATAAAAGTATTAGATATTTTAATTAATAATTCGTTTTCTTCATTTATTATTCAAGTTGCCTTAATGTCAACTGCTTTGTATGGGTTGAGTATTAGTTTTAATGCGTTAAAAGCATCAACTTTAGGAACCACAGTTGGAGTAATAGCCTTAGATGTTGCAGAAAAAGGATTAATTGTTACAACAAGAGCCTTAACCGCAACAATGCTTGCTTCCCCTCTATTTTGGATTGTTGCTGGAACTGCTGCTATATATGGAATTATAAAAGGCGTAACTGCTTTAAGAAATGCAAATGAAGAACTTCAAAATAGTTATAAAAAAGAAATAAATTTATTACAAGAACAAGAACAGGCACACAATAAACAATCTCAATATTATGATTCACAAAAAAATTCAATAAGTGACTTATCAAGTAAACGAGAAAAATTGATTAATGTATTATCTAAACAAACAGCAGGTTCTAAAGAAGCGATTGCAACTCAGGAAGCATTAGGTGAAACAGAAAGACTTCTTGGAGATATAGCCGAAGAATGTGGATTGCAACGTAATGCTACTACTGATATGATTATCGCTAAATTAGGTGAATTAAAACTTACAGAACTTAACGGAGTAATTACTACTCAAACCACTGAAAGAGAGAAACTTCAAGCAGTTAAGGAAGGTTCTTTAGCAAGACTTGAGATTATTCAACAAGAAATAGCGGCATATAATAATCCTAGTAATTGGGGTTTTATGGAAACTGCTGGTAATTTTTTAAAAGATATTAATCCTTTAAATTTTTTAAATACAGAACCAGAACAACTTAATTTAGAGAATTTATTAAAACAACAAGATATAGTATCTTCAAGTGTGAAAGATACTGAAAATCAGATTGATGATTTAAATAAAAAAATTAATGCTAGTAAAAATGCTATAAACGGAGTAAAAATAGATAATATTATTGGTTCTAAGGGTGGCGGGAAACCTAGTGGTAGCGGTTCAGGTAGCAAATCCGATGCCTATTCCACAGACCTCTACGCCAAAGTATTATCTTCCCTAAACGCTCAACTAAAAACCCTTGACTACTACAAAAATCAATTATCTTCTAAGTCACCAGAATATCGTAATATGCTTGAAAAAGAAATCTCTCTGCAAAAACAAATCCAAGACCTCGCCCATGCAGAGGCCGATTCTTTACGTGCCCAAATAGCATCTGGTTCTCTAAATCAAGAAGAAATTGATAAAGCAGAAGAAAAAATCCTCTCCCTCGGAGATGCCTGGAGAGAGGCGCAAGAAACTATAGAATCCACAAACTTCGACATAGTAAACTCCCAACTCTCCCAATTAGCAGATAATACATCAAAAGTAAAAACAGCACTAGACCTAGCTAATTCAGAATTAGGTTATCTAACTCCAACCACAGATGCCTATAACACAAAAAAACAAGAATCTATCAACCTATCTAATCAATACATCCAAACATTAGCATTAGAACAAGCCGCTATCAGACAATTAATGCTTAGTGCTAATTTAACTGCATCACAGTTAGATGAATTAAACAATAAACTTCAAGATAATATCAACACTCTAAATCAATATAGAGTAACCCTACTACAACAAGCCGCTTCTGATGCAGATGAAGCAGTTTCAAATGCCAAAGATTCTATCAATGAAGAAAAAGAAGCAAGGATGGATGCTTTAGAAGAAGAATCAGATGCATTAGATAAACATCATGAAAAAATCATAGACCAATATGATGAAGAGTTAGATAAAATTCAAGAAATAATTCAAGCAAAACTTGATCTTATTGATGCTACAGAAGATGAATATGACTTCAATAAAGACTTAACCAAACTCCAAGAAGAAAAGCAAGATATTCAAAATAAAATCAATACCCTATCCTTAGATACTTCTCCTGAAGGTGTAGCGAAATTAGCAGAATTAAGACAAAGCCTTGCTGATAAAACAGGTGAAATTGATGAATTACAACATGATCGCTCATTAGATTTACAAAAATCTGCTTTAGAACAACAACTTGAAGATTATCAAACCGACATCGAAGCTAAAAAAGAAGCTGAAGATGAAAAATATGAAGCTTTAAAAGAAGAATTAGATGATGAAAGAGAAGAATATGAAGATTATTACAATGATTTAGCTGATGATGAACAACATTGGGCTAATATGCGCCAATCTATCATTGATAGTAGTAATGCACAAATAACTAGTCTCTTTGCTCAATTAGGTTTAAATATTGATGGTACTATGACAGGTATTGCTAAAAGTATTGATGCTAATTTAATAGCAAAAATACAAGCTGGTACTGCCACTGTTCAAGATTTACAAGATGCTGTTAATAAATTAAATAATGAAGAAACTTCATCTTCTTCGAGTTCCAGTTCTTCAAGTTCAAATTCTGGTTCTCCTTCCATTGCAAATCAAACACCATCATCTACAGGTTTAGATAATACTAAAATTGGCAGTGACGGATTGACTGATTATACAAGATATTTAAGAAATCAAGCAATTAATGGTGGAAGTGTTCCAATTTATCATGATGGTGGAATTGTTGGTGAACAAACTAGTACTCCTCCAAGAATAGTCCAGTTAGTTAATAAAATGTTAAATACTAAGGGCAATGAACAATTGATTAAAGCAATACAAAATGAGGTATATTCACCTCCACAGAATATTATTTCTAATTTTATTCCTAACTTACAAAATTTAATTTCTACTGTATCCCCACAAATTGCTATTGCCACATCTAGTCCAACTATTACTAATACTATTACTTTTAATGTTAGTGGTAGTAACGGATTAAGCAAGAGTGATTTAAAGCAAGCTGCTGACTATATTAATAGTCAAACAAGTAAATATTTTAGTAAAAAGGGTGTGTAATTATTTACATACCCTTTTTAATTTAAAAGGGTGTGATTAAATAAAATGATTAAAGAATCTCTCGATTTCTCCTATAATTCTCAACTTGCAAACACGTTTGGAATCACAAATTGCCATGTTGATTCTGGTTTATATGAAGATGAATTAATTGGTGAACAGAAAATCTTAAAAACAACAATAAAAAACCGCACAAAACCCTATTTTCAAGGCATTGAAAGATCACCTAAAACACTTAAAATAACAGCCGCTTTTTTAGAAGCATGGGACGATGATAAAATGGATGATGTGATAAATTGGCTATTCGATGTCGATTATTATGTACCGCTTATTTTTGATGAATTACCTAATAGAATATTCTATGTATTGCCTGTTGGTTCAGTATCACTTTTCCATAATGGATTAAAACAAGGATACTTCAACTTAGAATTAGAGTGTAATGACCATTATTCATATTCCCCTGTTTATTCAGTGGAATATGATTTAACCACTAATCCTACAACTACAACAATTGAAATTAATAATTTAGGTCATACATATTGCTATCCAAATATAATTGTTGAGAAAAGTGGCACAGGTGTTTTCCAAATTAATAACCTATCAGATGCTAATGCTGAATTTAAATTTGATTCAATCACAGATGGTCGAACAGTCACTATTTATAATGAGGAAGAAATCATAGTTTCTTCACAAGCTGGTGAATATCTTGATGATGATTTTAACGATGGTTTTTTGAGGTTATTAAGAGGTGTAAATGAATTAGAGATTACTGGAACAGGTGTAGTTACATTTCAGTATCAATTCAAATATAGATAGGAAGGAGTTGAAATAATTGCTTTCAATAGATAAATCATTACCTATCATTGTACCCAAAATATATTTATGCAAACCAAATAAACAAGTCGTAGGAAAATTAAAAGAAGCATTTGAAGTAAATCATAAAGTAAATCTAGGCGAAATTAATGAATTATCATTTCAACTCCCCTATCATATTGAACTTAATAACGCATTAGTTGCTAATCCACATATAGCGTTATGTAATGTAAAATATCTTGTTAAATTTGTTCGAGGTACTTTTGAGGAATACTATCAGATTAATAAAATTACTGATAATATGGATGAAGATTCAGACTACAAACAAATAGAATGTTTTTCACTTCCTATAGAAATGAAAAATAAAAAATTGAAATCATATACAAAAGATGTAGTTAATGCAACTACTATACTAACAGATGTAATAGAAACCGCTTATGAAGTTGACGATATTGCAGATGCTTTGTGGACATTGGATTATGTATTCCCTGCTTATGATGTTATGTATCGTAGTTTTGAAGTATCTGAAAAAACATTACAAGATTTTCTTTTAGAAGACATAACCGAAACATTTGATGATTCTATATTAATATTTAATACTTTAACTCGTACAATATCTCTTTATCATAAAGATCAATTAGATGATAATAAAGGTCTTACTTTTAATCAAGGAAAGTACCTAAAAACTTTATCTCAAGAAGAAAATACCGATGAGTTTATAACTAGGCTTAAAATATTTGGGAAAGATGATTTATCAATTCAAGAGGTTAATCCTACTGGGAAAGATCATATTGAAGATTTCACCTTTTTCACAGAACCCTATGTTGAAGTATTATTAGGTTCCGCTGAATCAGGAACTAATGCAACAAATATAAAAATAACTGGTCATGAATTAACTACAGGCGATTATGTTGTAAATAAAACAAGATATGCTTCCAGAATAATCACCAAAGTAGATGATGATAATTTCACGGTTGCTTCGGTTACTGATCAAACAGAAACAGATTCTATTTATAAAGTTAGTACACATTCAACATATATGAGTGATGAATTATGTAGTGCGTTGATAGATTATAATGTTTTGCTTGAAGCTTCATATCAAATTGAAGATATTGCTGAAACAGGTACAACACCTACAAATATAAGAATGCCATTACATGGAATGTCTAATAATGATTGGATTTTAAATAAAACTATTAACGAGCATAGGAAAGTTACAGTTGTTGATGTTGATAATGTTACTGTTGCAAGTATTACTGGTCAAGCTCCTAGCGATATAATTTACAAATATAAAACTGGAACTTTCAGAAAATTATTATATGAAAAAGAGGCATTAGAAAATGAATTAACTGTTTTAGAGAATTATTTATTCACTTTAAATACGAATAAAACTTTAATTCTTAATAATATAGGAGTGCAGAAAGAGAATAAAACTTATAAAAGTTATAATTTTACTTATAGTGGTTCTACTCAAACTAAAACATATACCGCTTATGATGAAGGGCATAAGTGGGTTGTTTTTTATAAATTATCTAATATAACTGGTTTAACAGTAAAATTAAATTCTTCAACAAAAACTGTTACCGCAGGGTCTTGGAGTGTTTTAGGTAAATTAAATGACCCTGAATCTATTGCTATACAAATTACTGGTAGTACTACAGGGGTTAGTTGTGAATTTGTAATATTAAGAATTACTGATAGTGAATATAGTAGTGGGACAAATGATGAATTATTAAATAAATATTGTTATGGGAAAGTGACAGATGATATTACAGCACAAAACGTTTTAATTACCGCCAAAGAAACAGAAATTACTAATAAAGGATTGGAAATATCTAGTTTACAAACCTCTTTATCTTATGAAGATAATTTTAGTTCTGCTGAAATAAAAGAGTTACAGCAATTTGAAATTGAAGAAACTTGGTCGGATGAGAATCATACAGAACCAATTGAATTATTTGAAAGTGGTATTAATAAATTTATCGAACTTAACACTCCTAAGAATTTAATTAAAATGTCTATTGTTAATTTTTTGGAGTGTATTGAAGAACAAATCAATTGGGATAAGTTAAATTTAGGCGATTATATCCGTGTTAAATATAATAAGTTTAATTCAGATTATACGTTACAAATAATTGGCTTTGATTTTGATTACGAAAATAATAATATAGATATTACCCTTTCAAGTATAAACTCTAAAGTATCTAATGAAGAAACTCTTTTAAGAAAAATTTATGAAACTAATGAAGCCACTAAAAAATTAAATATGAATAAGATTAATTGGAATGCAACGGCAATTAACTTTGAATCAAGA